CCATACTATGTAAATCTTTATAGAAAAACTCCATACATGATGGAGGCGCCTAAAGATGTAAATGTACTCACCTACGGCGAAGCTATAAAACTTCAAAGATATGTACCCAATATATACAAACTAGTTAAACATATCGTAGGAGATGGAGATACAGAAGTAGAACACTTTATAAATTGGCTTGCATATATTTATCAAAATAAACGCAAGACAATGACCGCATGGATCTTTACAGGTGTGCCTGGTACAGGTAAGGGCTTGTTTGTTCATAAAATACTTAAACCCCTTTTTGGCGAGCAACAAGTCCCCATGCGTTCACTTGAAAACATAGAAGAACATTTTAATTTATACATGCGTACAGCGCTCTTCTTAATTGTAGATGAATTTAGAATGGCTGCTTCAGGCAACATGGGTAAAATGGCAGATAAATTAAAACACCAAATAACAGAACCTAATCTTACTATTAGAGCAATGCGTACAAACCAAATAGAATTACCCAGTTTCTGTAACTTTATATTCCTTACAAACAGAGCCGATGCTGTAAAAATAGAAGACGGCGACAGACGTTACAATGTAGGACCACGTCAAGAATCTAAAATAGAAAATAAACACCCAGATTTAATAGCAAATTTAGATACCTTTGATAAAGAACTTTATACTTTTGCTGGTTTTCTACATGCTTTCCAGGTAGATGTACGTATGGCACACACTGCTTTAGAAAATAAAGCTAAACAAGAAATGAAGCAGGTATCAATGTCTGTACTTGAAGAGTTTGCAAATGCTATTAAAACAAATGATTTAGAGTACTTTGTTGATATATTGGATATACCACTTACAAATACTTTTGACGCTGGTGGTATAAGTACAGCACAAAGATATATAAAAAATTGGATTGCTTCATCAGAACAAGAAAGCATTATACCCATGCAACACTTTAAAATTGTCTATGATGTCTTAACAGACAACACTAAATCACTCTCTATTAGAGACTTTACTAAAGCAATGAATCGATTAAATATTAATATTACACGCAAACGTTTAGGAGAAGGACGAACTAGTTCTGCTCCCCGGGGTGTATTATTAACTTGGCATTTAAAAGAAGATGTGAAACAATCGTTATTAGATACACATTTTGACGAAAAAGACATTCAACTAACAAAACAAGGAACGCATTGACACAGTTAACCCAGGACGTCAGGCCTGACATAGAAGCAATAGTCGAACCTGAAACCCCAAAAGAGTTGGGCCTCGTACCAGCATGGTCACACTCCACCTTAAAAACATTTGAATCTTGTGCTTACAGAAGCTACATCGCAAAAGTAAAACGCATACAAGAAGACTACGGACCAGCTGCTAAGCGGGGTTCTCTTATTCATAAAGAAGCCGAAGACTATGTATGCGACAAGATATCTGAACTCCCCGAAACACTTAAAAAATTTGAAAGCGAGTTTGCTCTTTTAAAACATCAATATATAGAAGGTAAGGTTGAGTTAGAAGGGGAATGGGGCTTTACAATCGAATGGCAACCATGCGGTTGGATGGCCCCAGATGTATGGGGGCGTATAAAATTAGACGCCATCCTACATGAAACAGAAACTTCAGCTCGTGTAATCGATCACAAAACAGGTAAGATGTTTGGTAATGAGATTGCACATGCACAACAAGCACTTACATATGCAATAGGATCTTTCTTTAAGTTCCCTAAACTACAACATGTTCAAACAGAACTGTGGTATTTAGATCATGGAGAAATAACCAGACAAGCATATACACGTGAAGAAGCAATGGTCTTTATGCCATCACTCCATAGTCGAGCAATTGCTATGACTACGGCAACAGAATTTCCACCCAATCCATCACCAAGCGCTTGCCGCTGGTGTTCGTATGGAAAAGGTGAATTTCCTGCTTGCCAATGGGGTATAAAATAAGTTAAAATAAGTTTATACAATGAATAATGAAACATGGAAGATGAATTATGAACCAACAAATACCGTCCGCGTATTCTCATCAAGTTGATACTACTAACTTTGTTATAGAGAACCCTAGATGTTTAATTACATCTGATCCTGGTACAGGAAAAACACGTGCTGTCTTAGATGCGCACGTTACATTAGGAGGTAGGACGCTAGTATTAGCGCCCCTATCAATTTTAGAAGCAGCTTGGGTTGAGGATATATTAAAATTTCAACCTTCTATTACATATGGAGTTGCTTATGCAAAAAATCGAGAAAAGATATTTAATGACACCGACCTTGACATGGTCATCACTAACTTCGAGGCTGTCAATTTTCTACAGAAAAATTTACAGCTGGTTAAGTCTTTCGATACACTCATTATTGATGAGTTTACCGCATTCAAAAACAGACAAGCGAAACGTTCTAAGAACCTCAAAGAAATTATCCCATACTTTACTAATAGGGTTGCCATGTCTGGCACTCCTAACACTAATAGTATTTTAGATCTTTGGCACCCGGTTTATTTAGTTGATGATGGCGAAAGGTTAGGACAACGTTTTTATGCCTTTCGTAATCAAGTATGTACTCCTCGTTTCAACGGTTTTGCTAATGAATGGGTTGATAAACCCGGGATCGAAGAAGTAGTAGCCGATAGGCTAAAGGACATTACAATACGCCACGCCCTGGAAGAATGTATAGATCTTCCAGACAACATCGTTCGCACTGTCTATACATCTTTATCACCTAAAGTTATGGCAATGTATAAAACATTGGCGGAAGAGTCTGTGTTGTATACAAAACAAGGCACTATTAATGCTGTTAACGCAGGAGCACGCGTCAAGAAACTATTACAATTAGTATCTGGCGGTGTTTATGATGAAGACAGCAACGTACAGTACTTCCATCAAGAGCGTTACGAACTTGTTATGGACCTAGTTGATGTACGTAAACACTCTCTTGTTGCATTTAATTGGAAGCATGAACGAGATGCTTTAATTAAAATAGCCGAAAAGAAAAAGATTTCATATGAACTTATTGATGGATCAGTACCAGCAGAAAAACGTAAGGATATAGTTGCACGTTTTCAAGCAGGACAAATACAAGTCCTGTTTGCACACCCACAGTCCGCGGGTCATGGTCTAACATTAACTAAAGCAACAACGTGCATCTGGTGCAGTCCTACCTACAATGCCGAACACTTTCAACAGTTTAATAGACGTATACATCGCTCTGGACAAACTAATAAAACCGAAACAATACTAATTGCTGCACGAGACACGTGGGAAGAGTCTGTTTATGATAAACTTAATGGTAAACTCGGAAGAATGGAAAATCTTCTACACATATTAAGTGAGGTAAATAGTGGCAAAAACCAAAACAGTACTACTTGAAAATCTAGATTTTGATGATATGGAAAACCTTAGCAATTTTGACACTAACACACTAGCTGCCGCCCTTGTGTTTGTCATTGTTGAGCTAATGGCTCTAGATACAGAGAATACATCTGTGCCAGCTGAGGAATTGCTTTCTCAAGCTAGTGCGCATGCATTAGATTTATTAGAAGGCGTACATGTATTAACTAATGATTTAACAACCGGGGAGGAGACCCTACACTAAAATGGAAGAACAGAGAACTATGGATGAGTTGCTCACAGCCTTAACAAATATAAGAGCAGAACTTAAAACCCTTCAAACAGAAGAAAAAGGTTTAAAAGGCCAAAAGATGGAACTTGAAGCTAGAATTGCATACACCCTAGAACAACAAGGAATTGACCGTGTCGGTAACGACGGCTGTACTGTTTCTATAAAGAAAGAAGTTGTACCTACAGTTGAAGACTGGGATCAAGTTTACCAACACCTTATCCAAACTAAGCAGTTTGAGCTTTTACAAAAGCGTATGTCCGCAACTGCTTTTCGAGAACTTCTACAAATGGGAATGAATGTCCCAGGCGTAAAAGCAACGGAATTAACACGCGTTAATTTCAGATCTAAATAATAACGAAACAAGGAGAACGAAGCATGAATGAAAATGCTATAGCCTTAACTTCTACCTCTGTGCCTGCACATGTTAAAGAAGCAGCTGGTCTTGGTAACGAAAATGTTACTAGTGATCATCTACAAACCCCTCGGGTTAAACTACTTCAACAATTAAGTAATGAAGTAGATCCTAACCATGAGGATCACCTAGAAGGAGCCAGACCTGGCGACTTCGTTAACACCGTTACTAATAAACTTTTAGGACGAGAGCTTTATATTATAAATCTTTTGTTCAAAGAAGAATTTGTTGTTTGGAGAAAACTCTCAGAAGGGGGTGGACTCAAGGGTACTTTTCCTACCCACAAAGAAGCAATGGATTTTCTCGCATCGGAAGAACTAAAAGTTGAAGATCATGATATTGTACAAACACAATCTCATACGCTTCTTATGAAAGATCCAACAACAGGAGACATAATTAAAACTCCTTTCTTGATGGACTTTGCTTCTTCTAAACTGAGAGTATCAAGGGAATGGAATACTCAAATCGCTCAATTGGGCGGTGACAGATTCTCATCTCTTTGGAAGTTAGCTTCGGTACAGACTCAAAATAGAGCTGCGCAAAAGTTCTATAACTTATCTGTTGAGAATCAAGGATGGGTTCTAGACGAAGACTATAACTACGCAAAGAGCGTATACGATACTATATCGTAATGGGGATAGCTGTGTACATGCTTGCGACATTATGTGTCGCACATGTACGCATGCTCCATAAGTTATTGATTTATAACGAAAACAGGGAGTGTTGGAATTGGAACTACTTACCCTTAGATGACAGAACATAAATTTATTTCTAAAGTACACCGACTTTTACCTAAAGAAATATATAAGTGGAAGATCAATGACCCGTATCACGGAGGTGTTCCTGACTGCTTTTACTCTGGCCCTAATGGTTTTTGTTTTATGGAATATAAATACAAAGACAAGCTCCCGGTTCGTTTAACAACCCCTATTAAATTTAATTTATCTAAACAACAACGTGATTGGCTTACTAAACAACATACTTTTGGTCTTCCTGTATATGCCATTATGGGTATCGGTAATCAAGTTTTGGTTACAAAAGAGTTTGACAAAGAGAGTTTTTCCATACAAGAGTTTGAAGAGAAAGCTGTACATGTAAAAGAGTTTGTGCATATAATATCTAATATATGTTTAAATAAGGGTACATAAATATGGTAAATTTAGATAGAATGTTATCAGGGCAACACCTTGTTAATATTGGAAACTGTAAAGAGGAGTTTATGGCTAAATTAGAAGATAAACCACTAGAAGATAAAACCACAGCAGATATGGTTAATCATCCACCGCATTACAATAAAACTAACCGTGAGTGCATCGACGTTATTCAAGATAGCTTAACAAAAGATGAATTTATAGGGTATTTAAAAGGCACAATAATTAAATACACTTACCGTTATCCAGATAAGAATGGACAAGAAGATTTAGAAAAAGCTGTTTGGTTTATTAATAAACTTAGAAACCAGGAAGGTTCTGATGAAACAGGTACTACTGAATAAATATGGACCTGTTATGGACATTAAAGCCATAGCAGAAGTCTTCCATAACAACGATAAAACTATTTACTCCATGTTGTATCATGGGAGACTTGCTCTTCCCTATTATAAAATAGGTAGAAAAATTTTTGTGGACACCGAAGATGTCGCGACGTTTATTCAAGCTAAGAAAAAAGTTAACGGAAACGGTTGATACTTATATTTGGAGTGCTATGTTTTTAGTAGTATATTTTGGAGTTATTGCAGCAGTTATTGCTATTCTTTATTCATTTCAATAAGTCAAAATGAATCAGCACATCAAATATTAAATACACAAACAAGAATCTAAATAAAAAACGATAGCGTAACGCTTCTTCTTTCCAATACGCAGCCTCTTTCCTAAGCCTTTCTTGCATTTTTATTCCTTTTAAACGACCTATTAGAAGAAGCACTCCTTACTACAGTGTTACCAGCGGCGTTGTTTTGTGGGTTTCCATCTCGATGATGTATATCTTTTCCATCACCCTTTTTTACTTGGCCTGATTTCATTGCTTTACTACGAGCTGCGTTCCTACCTGCCCTATTCTTTTTTTGTTTACGTTTAGAGTGGTAGTTTTTATACTCTTCTTTGTAATTTCTTTTATAGTTTGAACTACTTGGCATTTTATTTTCCTTTTACTAGACTACCACCAAAGTACATACCAATTATGGCAGATACTAAATTGGTATCTAATTGCGTTATTACCAAACCTTGAAAAGTAATCCATTCAAAAACATCCCTTCCATCTCTAAAGAACCAAAAACCTGGACGCCAGTTTGTAAAACCAACAGTTACATCTACATCTGGGTAAAACACGGCAACCAACTTTGGTAAGAGAACTATAGCAAAAATAGAGGTCAAAGCAATTATTCTACGTGTCCAAGCAAAGCCTTTATCTTTAACATCTCTAGCAGCTTTAATAGCTTTCATCTCAAACTCGCCTCTCGTTATGAGAAGCTTTTGTTGTTCTTCTTTTGCTTTTCTAGACTGAGACCAAATACTTAATAGACTACTCAACAAGGTTGAGCCAAGCATTGTAATTATCTCAAACGGGAAGCCCACTTCATACTTTAGGTTTAGAACTGTTTGTATAGAGGCCGAACCAGGCAGCGCCCGCTCCAACAACGATTGAAATCAAACCAGATTGTTCAAAACTAGGTTCAGGCAGATCCATAAACCAAAAAGTTGTGTAATACAAAAGGTACATATACACTCCTAAAAAACACCTAGGGATAATACGCCAGCTATCTATAGCTTGTGCTACAAAGATAAACTTTTGATAAGGGTTGTCGTTCTTCTCATCCTCTAAAGTTCTTATTTTATCTTTAAGCGCAGAGTTTTCCTGAAGCATCTCCATGAACTTAGATAAGTCCATCTCAACTTCGTTTCGAGACATGTCTCCACCGAATCTACTGCTAGGATGATAACCTTCTTCACTCATTTTTTCTTAGTAGCTTTCTTTTTAGTAGCTTTTTTCTTTACTCTTTTTGTAGTGTAAGCTTCATTCTTTTTTGTTTTAGGATCATCTTTAAG